CTAATATTTCGAGGCTTAGTCCCTAGATTTTTAGGCTTAGTCCCTGCTTAGTCCCTTGAAACTTCGGCTTAGTCCCAAAGTTACGATAAGCCTTATAGGGAGGGGACACCCCAAGTGTCTCTGGATAATTTAAATTTAGGCTCACAGGCAAATCTGAGAGGATTTGGGGTACTAAAGGTATTTATTAACTATATTTACTATTATAAATGCAGAAAACTAGAAATATGCGGGAAGAGTCCTTAGAATAACTTTATTTCCCTCAAAAGATTGCTTTATTCTCAAAAGTGTGCTATAATATTACTATAGATAAAAATAAAGAGCCTAGTATACAAAGATAACTCTTTAAGATTAATCATTATTGTTATTATTATTGTTATCACTTAGGCTTCCTCTTACTAAAGATTCAACTAAAGGAGCTTAAAGATGAGACCAGATGATAAAAGAAGATTAAATAAGGGTAACCCTATATTAAAGAAAGGGGTAGTCTTAAATCCCAAAGGGAGACCTAAGGGAAGTGTTAATAAGTTTACAGCCCTTAGTAGAGAGTTGATGTCTACTAAAGGACCAGAGATTGTCAAGAAAGTGATTGATATGGCACTCGAAGGTGACAGGACTTGTCTTAAAATGTGTATGGATAGAATCCTACCTACAACTAAGGCAGTAGAGTTAAGGTCACAAGAAGGTAAAGGTAATGTCATTATTAATGTTGGTGGTCTCACAGAGAAGATAGTCGAAGAAGATACTAAGAAACCTTTAGATTATGAAGAAGGTATAATAATATCAGAAAAGGATGAAGATGAAACACTTGTAAAATTAGGCACTAATGGCTAGAGAACTCGATGTTAAGCTACATCCAGCTCAACTAGAGATATTCAATAGTCCAGCTAGGTTTAAGGTAGTAAGTGCGGGAAGACGCTTCGGTAAGTCTAGATTAGCAGCTTGGATACTTATAATTCAAGCCCTACAGTCTAAAGATAAGGATGTCTTCTATATTGGTCCTACGTTCCAACAGGCTAAAGATATTATGTGGAATATGCTCAAAGAGCTCTTAGATGATACTGAGCTTATAGAGACAACCCACGAAAATACAGCTACAATGACTCTGGTCAACGGTAGAAGAATTAGTCTGAAGGGCAGTGACCGACCTGATACTCTGAGGGGCATAGGACTTGCATATGTCGTCCTAGATGAGTATGCGAGTATGAAGGTTGAAGTCTGGGAACAGATAATAAGACCCACGCTTGCAGATGTGAAAGGGGGTGCACTCTTCATTGGCACGCCCGCCGGGAAGAATCACTTCTATGATATATGGCAAGAGGCTAAGGATAAGAAGAAGGAAGATTGGGAGGCATTTCAATATACTTCGATAGATAATCCTATCCTCGACCCTGAAGAGATTAAGACTGCTCGTGATACAATGAGTACACAAGCTTTCAGACAGGAATTTGAAGCTAGTTTTGTATCCTTTACAGGTGGTATATTTAAACCAGAATGGATAAAATATGATACAGAAGAGCCTAAAGAAGGCAATTACGTCATTGCAGTTGACCCTGCAGGATTTGAGAGAGTGGAGAAGGAACGTGGTCTCAAAGGTTCTAAATTGGACGAGACTGCTATCTCTATCGTTAAAATCTGTAATGATGAATGGTGGGTTAAGAGTATACTCCACGGCAGGTGGAATATCAAAGAGACTTCTTCTAAGATATTACAGACTGCGATTGAAAATCAGGCGACAATAGTAGGAATTGAATCTGGTGCGTTAAAGAATGCTATAATGCCTTATCTGGAAGATGAGATGAGGTCTCAGAGTAGATGGGTTGTAATTACAGATGTAACCCACGGAGGCAAGAAGAAAGCCGATAGAATTACTTGGGCTCTTCAAGGCAGACTGGAACACGGCAAGATTAAGTTTAATAAGGGTGATTGGAATAGAGATTTTGAATCACAATTATTAGAGTTCCCTACAAAGGGAAACTTCGATGATATGATTGATAGTCTCGCCTATATAGACCAAGTATCAGTAGCAGACTTTATGCATACTGTCGAACTTGATGAAGATTGGAAACCTTTAGATGAAATAGCAGGATATTAGATGGCAAAAAATTATGATTCAGAGAGACACTTCCAAGCACTAGCTAAATGGCTATCCAGCCGCTTAGAACAATGGCGAAACCACAGAAATAACAATTATCTCAAGCCTTGGGATGAATATTATCGTCTGTGGAGAGGACAGTGGACGATAGAAGATAAGAATCGTCAATCAGAAAAGTCTAAGATTATAACTCCAGCCTTACAACAAGCAGTAGAAGCTAGTGTCGCAGAGCTCGAAGAGGCTACATTTGGACGAGGACGTTGGTTCGATGTTCAAGATGACCACGCGGATAAGGATAAGCAAGATGTAGAATATATTCGCAACCTATTACAAGAAGATTTAGAATCTACAGGTGCTAAAGATGCCTTATGTGAAGTATTTCTAAATGGTGCTATATATGGCACAGGTATCGCTAAGATAATTACTGAAGAGAAAGTAAGTAGACGACCCGTAGAGAGACCAGTAGAAGGTACATTAACTACAGCTAGAGAGATAGAAGAGTATTCTAGTGTAGATGTAAGACTAGAGGCTGTCTCTCCAAAAGAGTTCATTATTGACCCTAGTGCTAATTCTATAAATGAAGCTTTAGGTGTCGCTCACGAAGTATATAAGCCACGTTATGTCATATCTGAAGGTATGGCTAATGGTATATATAGAGAAGCTGATATACAAGCAGATACAAATATAGTTCAAGTAGGTTATGACCCTGAGTATATCAATAGAGATGCCTCAGACCAAATTAAGATTTGTGAGTATTGGGGTAAAGTACCTCGAAAATTCCTCAATTCTAAAGTAGATGAAGAGGATTTTGAATATGATGAAGATGAATTAGTTGAAGCTGTCGTTACAATAGCTAATGATGAGCACATTCTAAGAGCGGAAGAGAATCCATTTATGATGGTCGATAGACCTTTCGTCAGTTATCAACACGATATAGTCCCAGCGAAGTTCTGGGGTAGAGGCGTGTGTGAGAAGGGGTATAATCCACAGAAAGCTCTAGATGCTGAAATGAGAGCTAGAATTGATTCCTTAGCACTTACAACTACACCTATGGTAGCCGCAGATGCTACTAGACTACCGAGAGGTATAAAACTTGAGGTCAGACCCGGTAAGACTATTCTTACTAATGGAGACCCTAGACAAGCAGTAATGCCTCTAACATTAGGTAAGACAGACCAACATACTTATAACCAAGTCGCTTCATTACAGAATATGATTCAAATGGGCACTGGTAGTGCTGATATGGGAGTCCCTGATAGAGCGACTTCTAGTGGTATGTCAATGGTACAATCTGCTTCAATTAAGAGACAGAAGCGTACTCTAATGAATTTCCAGAATACCTTCCTCATCCCGATGATTAATAAGGCGATGTGGAGGAAGATACAATTTGATGTCAATAGATATCCAGTAAGTGATTATAAGTTTGTACCATACTCTACTATGGGTATTATGGCTAAAGAGCTAGAAATGCAACAGATGGTTCAAATGCTCCAGTCAATTCCGAAGGATTCTCCTGCTTTTAATGTCCTATTACTAGCAATCTTTCAGAACTCTAGTATCCATAATAGAGACCAAGTGGTTCAAGGTCTTATGCAAGGTTTCCAACCTAATCCTGAGCAACAGCAGATGCAACAGATGGCTGTGCAGTTAGATATGGAGCAGAAGAAAGCTGAGATACAGAAGACATTAGCAGAAGCACAAGAAGAACAAGCTAGGGCTTTGAAGCATCAAGCAGATGCAGGTAAATCACAGCCACAGAATGAATTAGATTTACAAGAGAGAATTGTAGGTCTACAGAAGAAGTTAGCTGAAATTGAAAAGATGAGAGCTGATATAGATAATAAAGATTCAGAGACATATAGAAATATACCTGAAATAGAACACCTTAAATCAGAGACAGCTTTAAATTATGCAAACGCAAGAAGAAATAGTAGACGACCAAACTAAACAGTTTTACAGAGATAGAACAGATTTAGTAGAACAGGATGGTTGGCGAGACTTAATTGAAGAATTAAGTAATCTCGAGAAAATCTACAACAATTTAGATTCGATAGAATCTGAAAGAGACCTTTGGTTCGCTAAGGGTCAGTTGTCGATTCTAAGACAAGTATTGTCTTTAGAGGATACAACTAGACGAGCGGTGGAAGAACTAGATTTATAGCTCCGCCATTTTAATAACTTCATAACCCCTAGAGGGCGGAGGAGATAGACAATTATGAGTAATATAGTAGTGGACGCTGATTCCCCAGAAGTACCATCAGCAGAAGTAGAAGGCGTAGAGATTTCTAATATAGATGAAAGTACGATAACAGATAGTACAGAAGATAATGTCACAGAAGAGAAACAAGAAGCTATAGCAGCTGAAGATTCTCTACCAGATATACCTTCTAAATTTGCCGGAAAATCTACAGAAGATATCATAGATAGTTATACTAACTTAGAAAAAGAACTTGGACGTAAAGCCCAAGAAGTTGGAGAGTTAAGAAAATTATCAGATAGTTTCCTACAAGCTGAAGTCGCGAGACAGCGTAATCCGCAAGATAACACTCCATTAGAAGCTAAAGATAATGATAATTCTGATGAGTTTTTTAATGACCCTAATAAGGCAGTTAATAATCTCATAGAGAATCACCCTAGGTTTCAGCAGTTCCAACAGTTCCAAGCTCAACAAGCACAAGCCGGAGCAAAAGCACAGTTGGAGCAAACACATCCTGATTTTTCCGATGTCATACAAGACAAAGGTTTTCAGGACTGGGTACAAGGTAGTCCGATTCGTATGCAAATGTTTCAAGCGGCTGATGCCTATAACTTTGATGCGGCTAACGAATTATTGACCAACTGGAAAGATAGGTCTATGATTAGTAAGACTCAAGAAGTCAAACAGCAAGCAGAAGTTAATAGGAAAGAAGCACTTAAAACAGGAACTACGGAGTCGAGGACTTCTTCAGGCTCAGGCGAGAGAGGAGGTAAGACATACAGACGAGCCGACCTCATTCGTTTAAAAATGGAAAACCCTAGTCGGTATGATTCTATGCAAGATGAGATATTTGCAGCTTATGCAGACGGAAGGGTCGTTTAATAAAATGCTAAAATAACTTATAGGAGTTAATTAATATGGCAAATATGACAGTAACTACGGGTGCAGTCTTCATCCCAGAAATTTGGTCGGATGAAGTAATTGCAACGTATAAAGCTAATCTAGTCGCTGCCAATCTAGTACGCAATCTAAACCATCAAGGTAAGAAGGGAGATACAATAAATATCCCAACACCGGGAAGGAGTGCTGCTAGTGCGAAGGTGGCAGATACAGCGGTTACCTACATTACCGACACAGCTACTAATACACAAGTAGTCATCAATAAACATTTCGAGTGGTCAACTCAAATTGAAGATATCGCAGAGCTTCAAGCATTGAGTTCAATGAGAAAGTTCTACACTGATGATGCTGGGTATGCTCTAGCTAAAAATGTAGACAGCCAAATAATTACTGACTTGGATGGTGCTTCTGCACTAACAGGCGGTAATGCGGTTAT